CCAAAAGATGATGTTGCTCTTCTAAATGTGCAATTCGGTTTTTATATGTCATGCTGACTTCTCCAGGTTATCAAGTGCGTTGTTGTCAAATTCTGTATCATCATCTGCTACAGATTCATCTTCTTCCTCGTGGTAGAATAATGTGTTATACATTGTGTTGGCGTTCTTTGTTTTCTTACCCTTGAATCCGCGGGTACCTACAATTTCCATCCAATAACGATCGTATTGTTCGATAATAGCTTCTGCGCTTGCACGATCTGGCGCCGCAAAGATTGCTTCAACGATATCTTCAAAGTATTCACCGCTAGGTGCAGTGTATTGCATCATTGAAGGATGCTCTCCTGCATCAAATCTACGATTAGCTTCTTGTACAGCAGTTAAGTGCATGTAAACATTATGGCCCATTAGCAATGCATAGCTAAAACTATCCCAAGAAGTTTTACCTTCTTTACCATTCTTATTTAGATCACCGGGCTTGTAATAACAAATATCCTTCATGGTTAGCATGTCGCTAATAGGACTATCTTGCCAACGTGGATAAATGCCGTCAGCTACTACACCTTGCGCCCAAGGTCTGGTATCAGTTGAATACTTTTTGTCATCTGCGCTAGGTGCCATACGATACGACCACTTACCGTTATGTGGAAATACGTTTTCAAAGTAGACTTGTCCGTTTGCAGTTGCAAGGAATGGGCTTGCACAGTCAAAGCTAATAGTAAAGGCAGGATTAACATACTTGCGAACAGCACGTTGAATGACAGTAAGCAACACAGCCCACTCTAGTTTACTAGTACCCAAGAAGTGCATCCAGTCGTGTACACCTTCTTGTAGCAAGTTGTCATAGCGTAATGCAACTAGGCGTTTAAGCACCAAGTGTACATCACACATGTTCTGGCCTCCCATTGACCAACCGTTAAAGTGAGTGTCTGGATACTTTACAGGATCACAGTACTCCTTCATTGTTTGATACCAGTCTTCTGCTTCGGTGTGGTTCGCACCTTGCAAAACGTTCAAGAACTTAGCACCGCCGTTGGCAATACCTTTGCGATTAGCCATAAAGTATTCGTTGTTAAACTTTGTTGCGTTTACGGCTTCTTCGTGTGTGGTAATACAACATGCCTTACTTGCTTTTGGATCCTTAACTACCCAAGTTGGAATATCCAAGATCATTCCGTAGTCAGCAACATTGTCTAGCCACCCCAATATAAGTTCTCTTTTCTTTTGGGCCTTAGGACAACCACTGTTGGCCCTCCAATCGCCTTCCCAAAGACCCTTTGCAATCTGGAAACCTCCCGAGTCGCCCAGGATGAATGTACCAGGCTCCCTGTTCCGGACCATATCTTCTGACCAATCCTGCTTTGCAAGATCGAGGTTAGCATGGCCTCCAGAGTAGAGTGACCACTTATATGGGAATAGGCCTTTTGAAGCGTTGAGCCAGTTAAGCTGCTCCATATCTGTAAGACCCTGCGGAAATCGTTGCGGATCAACATATTGCTCGTTCCTTTGTTTACCCACGAATGTAGCATAGAACCCGCTAATAGCCGGTAAAAATACTGCGTAATCGTTTTGTTTATTTGTTAAATCATCTTGGCTCATAAAATTTTGCTTGCTTTATAATTTCGTAGTCGCACCATAGCCATTGTTCTACATTGTACTTTTTAAAGTTGTCTCGGGCAACAACATAGGTGATAAATTCTTTTAATTTGCGTTTCTTATGGTAGTCAATGTCATCGCTACTATTTTCTTTTTTAGCATCTTTAAAATCATTTGCGTATCCAATACTATTTAGAAAAATAGAAAATGTATCGTTAAAATTTTTATCAGCCATGAACCATGTGCAGTTGCTAAAGTTGATGCCTTGTAAAAACACAGCCTGTCGCTCAGTGTGGTCATCAAACGTCATGCGATCAAACAATAACGACATGCCCAACTTGTCCCCGAGCAGTGGCATAAAATCGTAGTTGTTTGGCTCTACAACATTGTCAATAATACCTTGGTGGTACATCATTAAAAATTCTACCATACCACTAATCCAACGATCCATCGGATCTCGCATTACTACAATAATGTGTGCGTTTGGCGCATCGTTAAGTGCAGCGTAAGTCCAGCCTAGGCTAGTTAACGCTGTTTTGATGCTACTACTAGAATTCTTGGGAATGTTTAAATAAAAGTAATTTCTATCGGGGCTTAACATTCCTTCCCCGATAGTGTGCCCTCTGTTAGACCAGAGTTTATTCCAGTCTAACGTAACTTTATCATCAACTTTAACGAAGTCAAAGTCTTTATAGTTAAAGTCTAAGTGCATTACTTAGTTTGTGCTGGCAGAATGTAGTTATATTCAGCAATGCCGGAATCGATTGTAATCATTGCGGCGCCTTCATCACTAATCTTAAAGGTTTTGTCGCCAGTCAAACCTAAGATACCGATTACGGCAGAAACTGGCCAAGACCAACTGCGAGTCAGTGTACCACTAACACCAGCTTGGAATACAAAGTTACCTGCGTGTGAACTAAAGTCACCAAAGAAAAACTTTAGGTCGCCATTTTCTGTTTTAGCAGTAAATGTAGTTTCTTCGCTGTTTGCACTTGCTTGGAACTTCAAACGTTGGATGCTTTGATTTGTTGGAGCAAAGTCGACGTTCCATTTAACTGGACGCATCTTTTGATTCTTTAACTTAGCATCAATTACTTCCTTTGCCATAAAGCGGTAATCGTTTTTAAAGTCACCTGCTTTATTTTCAAAGTGAATACCAGCTGGTACAGTTTCGCCAGCTGAGTTTTGTTGTTGGTTAATGCTTAGTTGTGCATCTTCTTTATATTCTGGAATATTAAGAATGGTGTTTAGCTTGCCTAAGTTTGGCATACCAAACGTACCAACAAACTCTGGTACTGGGTTTTTAAATTTAGCATCAACGACAACGGATTTGTCTTCTGCTAGTGCGGTAATACGGGTTTCGTTGCTGTCGCCTGTAATTTTAACTGTGTCGATATTGCCTAAGCTGTATGTGTGCTGAACAATGTCTTTTAAATAATCTTGCATATATTCTCCTGATAGGTTAATTGTAGATGATTGTATTTAGGTCTGTCAATGATAGTTTACTCATTTTCTTTAATAATGCCTAGTGCTTGATGCCCTTTTACTGTAGTTAACTCGCCTGGCTTTTGTAGTTCGACCCAACTGATAGCTGGTTCAAAATCTTTTGATACTACTACTTCAAACCCTGCTTGTTGGCAAATAGGAATAAGCATACTCTTGGGCACGTAACTCATAAAGTAACTTTCTGCGTATGCGGCACCTGCAGGCATGTCGCCGTTGTTATAGCTAAACATAACTACACCGCCGGGTCGTAGTAAATTGTAGATTTGTTTTAGAGCATGTTTAATAGAGTCAACTGTTTTGTAGTTAAAGTAGTTCCAAGAAAACACAAAGCCAAATTGTCTTTGCGGTAGTATACTGTAGTCGCTGTTCTTAATAAGATACGGACGTGTTCTACGTTGATACTCAACAGGGTAGTCCTTAACTGCACTGTCTAAGAACTCTTGGTGTACATCTGTTAGGTATAATGGGTCGCCAGCAACAAGATGTTTAGTCCACTCGCCGTCGCGACATCCAATTTCCAATGTAGGGTACTTCCAGTTTGAGCGTAAAGCAATACGGGATTCAATTTCAGTTCTTACATTATCGGGTATGTACATAACACGAACTCTACGAATGTTATCTGGGACTTCGTAATGTAGTTCCATTTCGTAGTTGTCTAAAAAGAACGGACTTGCTTTAGTGTTAATTTCCTGATTAATTGCATCAATGATGTTTTGTACTTTTTCAGTTGGTGCTGCTACTGCTGTTCTTAATTCGCGATACGACTGAATAACTTCTTCTATCTGTGGGCTATACACAGACCCTGCATTTTGATTCACAAGTCCTAAGTTAACTCGGAGATTGTCAATGCTGTTAAACACAGGGTCTAGATAGTATGCTTGTTTTAATCTTTCGCGAAGATCAACTAATTCACTTAATTTCATATATTACTCGTCGAATGTAAACAAACTGTCAAATGTTGATTTAATATCAGTTGCATCAGAAATGCCCCAATCCAACACACCCAACAAGTTCTCAACCTTTTGATCGACAATAGTTGATTCCATTAAGTCTTGATCAAACGGCAGATCCTTAAACCACTGTGGGATTTTTGTTAAGTCTGTTGGGTAGCCAACTGATGTATAACCTAGAGGGTTATCCTTTAGTTTACACACAATAGTTTTCATACCGTCAACAATGGATGTCGAGTAATTGTCATTAAAGATTTTCTTTAGGGTATTCCAGTTCATAGCAGCACGAACGTGCCCGGGCATGTTAGCTTTACCTTGTGCAGCTTCTGCGGCTGTGTACTTGGTTAAGTTGTTAACACGCTTGGGTGTGCCCTTTTCCCATGCTGGTAATGCCTGGAATCTATACTTAAACTCTCTAACTTTTTCAATTACGTTTTCGCGATACGAGCCAGTTAGCACATCTAACAAAATCTCACTCAAGAAGTCTTGCACAAACTTAGGAGTGTCACTGCGCTTCAAGTCAAGACCCATGGCTTTGACTTTGCCTGGCTTACCATCTACATCAAGTCGCTTGCCTTCCAAATCGTAAATTAGAACAGCATACCGCTTCTTCTTAATAAACAATCCCTTGTAAGCAACTAGTTCACGGCCACCTTTAATGATAGAACCCATTTCGCGTGGGCAATGACACGCACGTTCCATAAAGCCAGGAAACGATTCGTTAACTTGCTCTGCAATAGTGTCATAGACTTGGAGACAAATATCTTTGTTCCATTCCATGCGCCCTGCTTCTACTTCTTTCTTGATCGTCGGCCACGCACTAAAGTATACCGAATCTGTGTCACCGTAGATAATCGATTCACCAACGTGGTCGTATGACCCTGTAATTGCTTCGTTAACGAAGCTGTCCATGTGCTTTGCGATGATGCGGCCAGTAAGCGTAGTGCTCTGGCCAATACGCTGATCGAAGAAGCGGCACCCTGCGTTAAGGATCGCCCCATATAAGCTATTGAGGTTAATTTTTTTAACGAGTTGCCGTTTGTCCCAGAACGCTTGGTCTTCAGGAGTTTCTGCGGTCTTCTTTTTAGCTTGCATTTCTTTTCGTTCTGCATACCATCTTTCTAATAAGCCAGGGATAATGCCCTTCATGTCATACTTGAAGATTGTTCCGTTTGCACTTAATGTCCACGGCTGATTACCTTCAAAAATTAAACTCCACACTTCTGCGGCTGTGTGAGTTGTACTATTACCGTCTTCCCAGTCAATAATAATTTCAACCCCGGGCGAACAATCCATAACTGCTTGATACTCAAGGGTACCAAACATATTTTCCCATGCGTCAGCAAAACTAGACCCTGCGGCTATTTTGTCTGCGATGTACGGATCTGTCATTGTTGGTCTAAATTGTCCGACAATCGTTTCTGGTCCCATGTTGAGCGCTCTAATAGCCGAGGGATAGAGCGAGTTGATGTCAATGGCCCCGATGTATTCGTGGACCCCTTTTTTGGGATAAGCAACATAGGCACCTGCTGCTTGTGTGTTTTCTGAATCATCGCGTCTCTTTCTATTTGGAACTATCATACCACGAGCATGAGACTCGTTGATAATAGCTTGCTCTGTCACTGCAACTGCCCCCATGGTAGTTGCAAGTAGCACGGTATTATCGTGTGCTAGTTCGTTAGCTAAATCCAAGAAGCGTAGCTTCTTATCTAGCTTTGCGATTAGCATAGTATCCTGTCTGTTATAGTCAATGAACTTGGGAAAGTCTTTGTTGTATAACGCATCTAGTGTGCCTTCGTATGCAACTTTGCGTTCGTCCAACTCGTATTCACCGATAGCATCTAAACTATAAGAGTGTCGTTCTTCATATGTGTACTTGCGATAAAGTTGCATATAGTCCATATGAACACGCCCAACTAAATCGAATGTAATATTCTTTGCGCCAAAACGTTCAAACTCACGTTGCTTTGGCGGTTGCCCCCATAAGCACAATCTGCGTGTGTCGTCGCGACTTAATACTTTCATGATGCGCATGATAGTATACGGAATATCGAAACCTTCTGAGTTCCATCCAGTTAAAATATCTGCATCATCAATTAAATCTAGGAACGTGTTGAGCATGTCTTCTTCACGCTCAAACAAGAAACAGTTTTCAAACTGATTACAAATTTCTTGTGCTGTTTCCCACGAGTATGTTTTTGGTGGAATAACTAGCGTAACCATTTTGTCTAGCCAATCCATGTATACAGATATAGCGGTAATGGCATTGAATGGGTCTTCAGGTCGACTGTAACCACGAACTGGATCAAAGTCGACCTCAATGTCCCAAAATGCTGTATGTAACTTAGGGGAGCTTGCGCCTAGGTAGTTTGTTTCCAAGCAACGGAAGATTGGGTTAATATCACTTTCCCATAAACGCTTATTGCTGTTTATACGAAGCTCTTTTTGATATTCTTTGTTATTGCGAGTACTAAAACGACTAACTGGTGTGTCGTAGATTGTGCGGAACTTGCCGCGTGGGTCATCGTAATAAAAAATGTAGTCTGCTGGGTACTCACGATATACCCTTTGTCCGTCTACACGTTCAACAACGTGAATGCGATCTTTTGCTCTGTCATAGAGAGCGTCAACGTAACTCATAGTTCTCCTTGTGTAATTTCGAGCTTACACTCACTCTACATGCCGTTTATAGTCCGGCGAGACTGCTGAATATTTAGTTTGCGTCTAAGTCAATGTGATTATACATGTCTATAGCACTTGAATGCAACTTAATATCTGGTTCTAAAAAGTTTTTTATTAGTTTCTGGTAATCTTGATCGTACTTTAACTTCAACTCGTTAATTCGTTTGTATATAAATTGTTTCTTGCCATCAGCAACATTTAGTCTAGCAGTATCATTGTAGTGCAAATTGAGATTGTGTTGCTTAAAGAAACGATTTGTTAAGAATGTGCCATCAAAATGTCGATGCTGGTAATCTAACGGGATCCAGTGTACCTTGTTAATTAAGTGCGGAATCATCATATGTATGCTGTAGCAATGTTCGTCAAAGACTCCGCTTATTAGCAAATGTGATAGTTCGTGGTTAATTAGTGGAACTTGGTTAGTGTTAATTAGATACTGCGCAAGACCTCTGGTGTGTCTCTGGTTCGGCTCACTTATGTGCCCAAAGAATACAGTGTTATCTATGTCTAAGTTGTTATAAAACAAATCAGTTTTAGTCCACCCGTTACTTTCAAAGAAAGCACCATAGGTGGAACACCCGTTCTTTGGAACTTTTATGTATGCAAACTGATCTTTAACGTAACAGTACATTACATCCACCAACGAATCAATGCTGTAAAGTCGATGAGGAAAAGAAGCAGGTAATTAGCCAACATACCAAAGGAACCCCGACTATAAGCGCACCCAGCGTATATAGCAGTAGAGGCAACCCAAGGAAGGTAAAGGTATTTGAGAGGAGGGTTTGGTACGGTGAGTGCCATAGTGAGAGCGCAACCAATACTAACAAACCAAGCAACGACCTCAAAACAAAAACGAATTCTATTGCTTTTGAAGTCATTGCGTATCCATTCCCAAATGTTTAACAAATGGTCGTGCATTACAGAGTTTTGCCAACTGTTTCCAAGATAGTGTTTAGCTCATCGTTGTCGCGATTGTTTTCGCCTAACTTAGCTTTGTGTGCAATACGAATTGCCTTCTTTAGAACGCCAGGTTTAATTTCTAATTCCTCAGCAATTGCTTTAACTGTATCGCTTAGGCCTGCGTTAAGATCCTCGACTTCTTGCATGACACGCATGCCTTCATTAATAAGTTGTGTTAGCTTAATTTTAGCATCGCCGTTAAAGCTGCGGTTGTAATCGGATTGGTCGGTCATAGTGTTCTCCTAAAAATAATATTGTACAAAGTTGTAGTTGAAAAATCAACCTTTAAATTCTTCTAAATGCTCAGTGCAAAGTTTAAACAAGTCCGGATGCTCGTCAACGTAATACCCCTTCCAGTCGTTGCCTATTAGGAACGGCTTGCGAACGTTATAGTACAAGTTATGATCGTATATAGGTACTGACATAATCTTTACTTTGCCGTCACGGTATACTGGGTTTCCATCAAATTCAAAAATGTAATCTTTAATTTCTCTTTTGTGTGTGGTAACGTCATTGTTAATAATGTGGTTACGCAGGTTGCTGTAACTCCACAATTGGAATTTTTCTGTATTATAAAAGGTATTGGTTACGTAGGACTTTAGTTGCTCTTTACTCAGCGACTCATCAACATGCGCACCAGCCTTGCGCCGCATCATAGCACGCCAAACGCTAAATTCCCATTTGAAGTTCATATAATGCCACCACCACCAATCTGCAATAGTTTCAACGCCTTCTAAGTTAACGTCTACGATATTCTTTGTGATTTTATTTACATACCAGGCTTGGAATCCGTTGCACTTACACTTGTTGATAAAATATTCGCCGTGTTTGAGTACAGGGTCAATTATTAATTTAGCATTGTTTCTAAACGGCTTTAGATGATCGCCAGTTGGTACTAAATGCTTATACATTGCAATACTAGGACCAAATAGCGCATCGGCTGGGTCTCCGTTAAGGTGTATGCATGTATCTAGTGTGCTTTGGTTAATAGAATATTCAAGGTACGAAATGCATTTTACTTTGTTTAAGATATGCTTTTCAAAGAAGTGTGGGTTCTCTGCAAAGGACTCTGCACTTAAAACAACTGTAACGTTTTCTAAATCTTGTGTTGATAAGTTTTTTAAAAATGCAGTAAGAACCGCAGTACTATCAATGCCACCGCTCCACATTATCATAATACGTTTGTTTGTGGCCTTGGCAATGTTGTTTAGTTCTAACGCACGAGCGTCCATTAGGTCTGCTAGTTTGTCTGGGATATAGGCAAACTTAGGCGGATTGAACATAGGATCCAGCGGAGTGTTCCACGGGGTGTTAAACTTCCCTGATCGAGCCTTTAAGTCAGTAACGGCCATAACTGCAAGACGTGTGGTATTCCAGAATCTACCAAACTTGTTGTGAATAAATGCGTTGCTAACGTTTACAATTCTAGCGTCGGCTAGTACTTCTGAATAGTCTGTCATTGTATATTAATAGATTCGAGCATTAAGTCGTTTAATTCGGCACACACGAGATAATCATCAATTGGATGAGCTTCGAGTTTACGCTTAAGGTTGCTGTGTATTTGATTCAGACTTAAAAGAAAATCAAGTTCGTGTAATTTACGAAACAGAAATGATTTATAAACTGTAATTGCTGCCTTGTACCTATCAATTTCCTCTAGCTCTAAATTAATCATGTCGGAGAATTGGGGGTTATCGGGGTACACTAACGAATTAAAGTCTTGTATAGCAGTTAATAGTGCCTTAATTTGTGTTTTACTTCGTGATTCAATGACAGTAGCAGCATTGCGTTGTTCTGCTTGCAATACTTCCCATACATACTGCACCTTCTTAGTCCACTCTAGTTCTGAATCAACAACATTAGAGCTGTTCCACTCTACTAAATCAAGGAACACCGATTTTGCCATTAGCAATTGGGTTAACTTTAGTTGATGATAATTGTCACTGGTGAATATTAACTGTTTTGAGGGTGTAACTAGTGCCCAGAGTTTGTCCATAATCGAAATTATAACAGGATTGATTGAAAATGTAAATGCTCACTTTGCTCAGAGAATGGCGTTTATCTGAGATCCGGCAGCAGCCGCCGACACCTTCGTAACTAAGTACGGTCCTAAGGTAGGTGTTACTTTAAGCTGGCACGTAGCATCCACCCGTGCTTGCGGTGGGCATCCATCCGTCCAGCAATGAAGTCGCTAAATCCGTGTTCGCCTGATTGCTCGCTTAGGTCAAATAGCATTTTTAATGCCACTAGCATTTTTTCGTTGTCGTCGTGCAATGCACGTAGCATAGACGTTGGGTCAAGGATTTCGGTTTCGTCTTCGATTTGACTTAGCATACTAAAGCGAGTATATGATCCTGGCATGTAGCTAC